TCCATCGGCAGCTCGACCGGGGTCTGCTGCGAAGCGGAGTAAAGGATCGAAACCCGCTCCACCCGCGCCGGACGGGGCAAGAGAAAATCCTCCGTACCCAATGCGTTACCGAGCTTGTAGGCTTGCTGCATCCCCACCAGAGATAGCGGAACCTGCGCTGTGTTAGTGGTGATGATGGAGACGGCGGGAATCTGGGTCTTCTCAATCGAGAGAGAATCGAGCATCGAGTTGAGAACCAGGGCGCAGTCCCGCAACTCGTCCTCGGTAAGATTTAAGCCGGAGCGCAATGCGCCCACCAGCCGCAGCGCCGACTTAATAAAGTCGGTGGCGGAAAGGGCGAGAGGGCTCGATGGAGGAAGGACGGGCATTCGGTTAGAATTGGCGCATGTTTATCGTGAGGTGTGACAACTGCTTTAGAGAGGCGGGACCAGCTGAAGTCGAGCCGGTCCCTGACCTCCTTAAGTACCTTCCGAAGGTAAGCCCACAATGGGTCTATCCCGTACCGCAAGGATGGAAGTGCGTTCTAGGCAAAGTCCTCTGTGGGGAGTGCGTAGCCGCTGTGGAAGCCGTGCTCGATGAAAGAAGAAACCGGCCAAGGAAAGAATCGCACGACGGACCCTCGACCCCTTAGGGCCTTTAGGCTAGGCGGCGTTCTGCTTCAACCACTGCACCTCTTCCGCCTTATTGCGGACAATTGAGGCGGTCATGGCTTGATCCCAGTCCCGGAGCGCGGCTTCGAAGGACTGCTGCGCGTCGGGCTGCCCTTTGAAGTCGGCGAAGACCGGACGCGGCCACTTGCCCATCATCTTTGGGTAGTCGTTGTGGGTGCCGCGCACCCAAGGGGCAGGCTGGTAGCGTCCATGACGGCCGGCCGTCGGCAGATATTCGTGGTGCCCCCGGCGGATGGCTTCCTGCTTGCCGGGATCTTCGAGATTGTAATTTTCTGTTGCCATGCGAGTCTCCTAGAATGTGGAAATGAAGATACTGCGACATCCGCGCTGCACACTCTGCGGCGCGAAACTGAAATTCACCGGAGCAAATGGAACCTGGCGTTGCGTACACGCAGGCTGCCCGCGCGCTTTAAAACCCCAAGCCAAAATGATTACGACGCGGTTCCCGGCAAAGATTACTCGTTGCTGATCAGGGGCACTTCCGTTGTGGTAGGCAGAGTGGGCGCGGGGGCCGCGTCGAGCAGGGTTGTTACATCCGGCTCGCGGCCTGCTGCGCATCTTGCTGGCCTGGCGACAATTCCGGCAGCGGCGCGGGTCCAGTGGCGCTCGACCCATCGGAGTAAATCTTGGTTTCCACGACCGCGGGCTTCGCCTCGGTTTTCGCCGCCGGAGCCTTCGACGCGAGGTAGGCTTTCTCTTCCTCTGCCGACTTCACGATCACTGGCTCCAACTGTCCCGGTTCCGAGCCTTGCACGTGATCGACTGCTTTCGGATATTGCTTCCCCTCCCCTGCGTGCGGCTCCGCCTGGTCGGCCTGGGTGGGAAGATGCTCACCGCGCGTCGCCTGCTCGTGCGCGTCAAAGGGAGTCGGCTTGACCGGTGTCTTGCCGTCGAGATTTTGTTTGGTTTGTTCTGTCATGGAAGTCATTCCTTTGCCTGAATAGAATTGGAAAGCGTGGGCGCTGATTACGCTCAAACGCCCGAAGCGTGCGGCACTTCCTGGTTGGGATTGGCGCGCAAGGACGAAAACGGAAGAAGCTGGGTTCTTACAACACCACCAGCCACTTCGCGGTTGCCGGGTTCCACACAAACAGGTAAGTGGAACCCGCCGTGGTGGTGATCGCCGACGCTACGTTGATATTGCCCGAGGTTCCGATCTGGTTGGACGCCCCGGTATCGAACGTTGCAAGGAAGGCGCAGGTGCCATAGGCGCTGGTGTCGCAGCCGACTGCCCCGTTGATGGTGTTGATCGCCGTCGTCCCCGTAATATGGAAAAACGGCCCCGTGATGGTGATCGTCGCCGCCGAAGCCACGGCCGTGGTCGGCCCCGGCGAAACCATCGCCAGCGGATTGTTGAAACCCGGCACCCACGTGTTGGTGATGGTCGAGCATAGCCACTGCGCCCCGGTCAGCACATTCAAGAGCGGATAGGTTGCGGGCAGCGTGCTGACCAGCGATCCCGTGCCCGAGGCGCAACTCGCTCCCTGGCTGGGATCGTGGTCGTCAAAGCCGTTCGGCGAAGGGTTGCCACCCTGGGCGAGCGTGGTCTGGTACTGATTCGAGATGAGCACCATTTTGCCGTTGCTGTGGGCCGATTGCTTGGTGCCCAGATAGCCGCGGTTCACCCCAACGCAGTTGGAGACGGTATTCACGCTGAAAACTCCCAGCGCCTCCCGGTCGATGTAGATTTCCGAGACTGGGGTTCCCGGCAGGTAGGGGGCCGCGATGCCGGTTACCGAAGCCAGGCAGAGCGAGGTCGCCGTGCTGCTGATGGCCCCGGAAAGAGTGGTAGAGGTGAGCGCAGCCTGACCCTGCTGGCCGAATGCCAGCCCCGTCAGACCCGCCAGAAGAACGAGAATGGAAGCGATTTTCTTGTAGTTCATGGGATGTTGTCTCTTTTCTTTTGGGAATGTGACATTCGCGCGGCGGGGCCGAGACCCCGCCGTGCGAATCGGTCAGGGTGTTTAGCTTGCGACGCGGACAGCGCCTTGGGGATACATGGTGAGCCAGCCGCCGAGCACGTCGAGACGCATGAGTAAGCGGTCGGTGTTGATGTCGGGCTGCGACCACATGCGAATGGCGAGGCCCAGCTCCTTGTCCGCAGCCATCTCCATCATGTTCTGCCCTTCGTACATTTCGAGGTCGGCACAGCCGAAGCAGAATGCCTCGGGGTGGAAGGCCACGCCGCGGTAGCTTTGCACCGCGCTTGCGCCGGAGACCGTCACAGCCGCATTGTTCGCCGGGGAAGAATCGACTGTCTGGTAAGGGCCGGAAAGGGTGATGCCGTCCCCATCGACGCAAGCAATGGGAATGGTAGCCACACCACTGCCGTTGGAAGTTACGGCAGCCGTCACGACGAATGGACGCAGATCGCCCGTCGATTGCCGGGTAAGCGGGTTGATGCGATGCACTCCGGCAAAATAGACGATATCGCCCTGGTTCAGCACTTGGGTGGACGCCGTCCATCCACTGGTGAGGATCGAAGATCCAGTCTGGCCCGCCCCATCGATCACTGGAGTCCCTCCTTGGGTACCCGTGGTGAAGGTGGGCACGTTCTGACTCATAAACCAGTCAAAACCCAAGCCCTTTGCCACCATGCCCTTGAAGAAGTCGGCTTCGCCGCCCTCTCCTTTCGCCAGATTCCGCAGATAGGCGAAGCTGGCGGTTCCCGAGCCGGTTGCGACCAAACCCTGCAATGCGGGGAAGATCGAGCGTTGCATCCGGGGCGAAATATGGACGGAGAGCCCCTCCTCGTCGTCCACCGGAAAGGCTTCATCGGCAAGCACCTGCAAGGCATTCAAATAGGTGTCGGCGGTGTTGGGCACGGTTCCGGGGGTACCGACTTCCGCCGGAACGTTAATGAACTGCTGCAAGCCGTCGTAGTCGATGTCGTTTGCCAACTGCACGATCTTGGGCTTCGTGACCCGGTTCGTGAAGTCGTCGAGCGACAAGGAAAGATCGGACGAGGTGAAAGCGCAAGCCTGTTGATACTGCTTATTGAGAACCAGCGGCACCGAGCGCTCGATGTAATCCTGAAGCTGGATGCCCTGGCCGGCGGTCGAAACCGATCGCGCCGCTTTGCGGATGTTGAGGATGTAGCCGATTTTAGCGCCGGCTCTCCCGAATTTGTCGTCATAGCGGCGGACGACTTTTTTGGTGAAGGAGATCGAGTTTTCGAGAACCATCAGGTTCTTGAAGCTGATCTCCTGATTGGTAAGAATTTGATCGGCCAAGGTGAAATCTCCTGTGGGCTACGCTCCACGGCGCTGGGCAGCCTTGAAAGCCTTGAAATCCCGGTTCCTGGCGGCATCGCGCGAGGTGAGCGTAGAAGATGTGGCCGAAGTCGAAAGCGGGCGAACCGGCTCCGGGTTGGACTTCGGCATGGGTTTCTTTGGAGTTTCCGGGGCGCCGTTTTTTCCACGGTTCTTCAATCGGTCGGCCAGTCGGCCAACTTCAATGGCGGCCCGGTACGGAGTCAGTTCCGCAAGCTTGTCGAGTTCCTCGGGATGCTGGCCCAGGTAATACGTCACTGGAGGCCCTTCCTTTCCGAGATCGACGATTGCGTAATAGACGGGTTCTGATAAGCGGTTTCCAGTTACAGCGTTGACTACATCGTCAAAGTCGTCGTGATCGAGCTTGAAGTTCAGGACTTCGGATTTGTAGTCGATAAAATTTTTCTCCAGCCTCTCTTGGAGCCGCGCCTGCCCTTCCTCCTGCCGCTTGCGCGCCGCCTCCTGCTCTTCTTTGGCGCGCCGCATCTGGTAGCGGTAATCGAAAAGAGCATCGTCGTATTCGGCGTCGGTTTTGAAGTCCTCGCGCTTAGGAGCCTTGGGAGCTTCCACTTTGGGCTGCTCGGCTTCTGCGGCGGGCTTCGCCGCCTTGCCTTCGAGGGCCGCGAGGCGCTCCTCCAACTTGCGATTCTTTTCCGCGAGCTCGCGGGTCGCCTTCTCGACCGCTTTCTGGCGGCGGGTTTTCTTAGGCAGGGCTGCGAGCCGTTTATTCTCCTCTTCCTGGCCACGCCGCTCCTCGCGCTCCTCCTGCTTGGCTTCAAACTCTTCTTGCGCCTCTTCGAAGGCTTCGTCGGAGTCAAAGTCTTCGCGCTTGGGTTCGGACGGTTCGGCTACTTCTGCGGCAACGGTAGGCGTCTTTCCCTTGTCCAGAAATTCGTCGTGGGCCTTGGCATAGGCTTCCTGCGAGGGAAAATCTTCGCGTTTGGGGGCTTCCGCGGCTTTCTCGGGCTCTGGCTTGCTGGTCTCATATCCGTTGGCGGCCAGCACTTTCTCGATGGCCTCTTGGGTCGCGCCCACGGAACTGGATTGCATGATGATTCCTGACGGCATCACTTCCTCCTGTGTAGGGTGTGTGGAATGTCTGAAGGGAAAATGAAAATCTGCTGGGCGTTACTGAACCGGCTGCGGCCGCGGCGTGGGCGCAGCCGGAACTACCGGCTGCACCCTGGGTTCGACCTGGGGGGAAAGTTCGGGAGTATTGGTCGGCGCTCCCGCGTCATCGACGACGCTCATATTGTCGTGCAGCACTTGCAGGCGCTGGGTAATGGCTTCCAGTTCGGCATCCATCAAGGCTTGCGCGGCTTCGTCGTGCGATTTCATGCGCTGCACCATGAGCGCAGTCCAGTTGTTTTGCAGAGCGATGCGCTCCCGGCTCTCAATCTCCATCCGCTTGGTGCGGATCGTGTCGTCGGCGCGGCTTAACTCCTGCAGCATCAAATTATGGCTGTTGGTGAGTTGCTGGATCTGGGTCTGCGCCTGGAGATACTTCGATTGCAGATCGTCGGCGTCGGTGTCCTGCAGGTTCGGGGGCAGTTGCTTTTTGAAGCGGTCGGCCAGCACATCGGCGTCGGGGAAGTCCGCGTTTTTCGCCCAGATGTCGCCCACCAGGGGCAGCATCATCTCGGGATTCTCGTTAATCACCATCGTCAGGGCGCGGAAAGCCTCCTGGCGGGCGGTCTTGTACATCGGCCCGGTGGAAAGAACGATGTCATACTCGCCTGCGCCCACGTCGTAGGCGATTGTCATCCCCTGGGCCGCATTCAAAAGCTTCCGCGCCTCGCTCGGGTCGCTGCCGTATTGCGGGTTGTAGATCACGGCGGGGCG